ATTTCCTCATCAAAGAAATATAAGTGAGCACTTCTATGATAATACTTATACATTGCCGGTTTTGGTTTTACATTACAATCGTCTTGGGCACATACTTCACCGGACTCTTGTATGTTCTCTCTGTGTATAGGGCAAACAAAATGTGCATTTTTAGGTAAGCCCGCTGAATCTAAATCAAATTCAACTAACGCAGGATTCAACCTTCGGATTTCTTGAAGTCTAGAAGAAACAGTCCCATCACCATTGTCTTTATATTCTTTAGCTAAGTATAGAAACCCATCATCTAAAGTATTAACATCAAAATGAAACTGCCGTAATACTTCTTCCATGCTTTGGTCAAACACATTACAGTCTTTTAGCCACTTAGTTAATCGTTTTCTTTGTTCTGTATCAGGTTTATCAGTACTAGGTTTTATCTGTATACCTCGTCTGAAAACCTCTCCTGTAATATGTGATACCGGTCCTCTAATTTCTTCTACAGAATACGCCACTGTTTGTAAGTCTTGTATTAATTGCTGGCGATAAGCCATTTGGTGTCTAACCCAAGTATTTACAATTTGGTCTAGACCTATAGTTGGGGCGTTCCCTCTATCCCCAGTAGACTTCATTACATCTAATAAACTTATTTGTTTATTTAAGTCTGCCATCTGCTGTTGCATTTGGGGAACTTGAGGTAGATATTCAGATAATTTCATTATTAATCCCTGCTTAATTTAGTCATATCTTGCATTGATACTAACTTTAATATGTTATCCATAGCTTTTTCTTTTAGCTGATAATCTTCTGAATGTTCTACGTCTCGTATAACTTCAGACTTTTGTTCCTTTAACTTTAATATTTCTTCATTTAGTTTTTGAATTTCTTGGTCCCGGTCTAAAATAATAGCTTCAAGTTCAGCCTCGCCAGTTCCAAAGGTTGCATTTTCCAAAACCCCCAAACTACCAGCTTCCTTTATTAAGGCAATAAATTGCCCCTCAGATAAAGCCACTACTGCAGCACTGTCATCTGGAATATCATCATCAGCAGTCAACATCTTTAAGTCTGCGTGCCAAGTATCTAATATTCTCCATGTATGCTTATCATCTTTGATAGCTACATACTGTTGACCGCTCTCATTCATCATATTTCCTAATACCATAGGTCTCTCCTAAAACTTTTCTGTATTTATATTATACTACTTTTTTCTGATTTATCTTCTACCCGTCAATTCTTGACGAAGTTGATTGTTTTCATGAACATATTTCTCTTGTAAATCAGTATACAAAAGAGTTAATTTATCTACTTTTTCTGATAATAAAACAATTTGTTCTTTCAAATCTTCTTGGCTATCTAAAATCGCAGATATGCCTTTCATCTCTTCCTGATGATTGTAATATGTATTATCAAAATTTTTCCGTTCTTCTTTATCCAATTTAACCTCCTATGAAATTAAACAGGCACTCCATCCACAAGACTTACAAGTTTCACAACCATCCGCAAACACTACATTTGGTGTAGCACAACATTTTATATCAACTGTTTTATCAATAGCATTTTCTTCTATTTCAAATCCAGTCAATGTTGGCTGCTCTGATTTGTCTGCGTTACCTTTTACAAGGACCTCTTTTTCTCGACTACCCGCCCTATAGACAGTAATTCCCTTACATGCTTCTTTCCATGCTAACATATAAGCGTCTTCTACATCTTCTTTAGTAGCAGAGTTTGGGAAATTGATTGTTTTAGAGATACCCGAATCACAAGCTTTTTGAAATGCTGCTTGCATCAGAACATGGTCCTCTGGAGATATTTCCGGTGCTGTAGCATATACTGCTTTAGCCCAATCTGGAACTTCAGGTACAGTAGCCAGTGAACCGCCTTCTGCCAAATAATCCATTAAATCTTCTGAATAAAAACCATGCTTTCTAGCATCTTGTTCAAAATACTTGTTTACGTAGTTTAGTGTCTTACCTTCTAGTATGTTTTGTTTTTTCCAAGCCAATGCAAATGTAGGTTCAATACCACTAGATGTATCAGCTATCATTGATATAGTACCGGTTGGAGCAACTGTTAGTCTACAATGATTTCTGTAGACTTCTGTTTGTTTATCGTAATTACTATTTTCCCATGCAGGGAATGCTCCTCTAGATTTAGCTAATTGCTTAGACTCATCATCTGCCCATTCTCTAACAGATTTCATTATTTTACTTCCGGCATCTCTTGCAAGTTGTGACTCATAGGGTATTTGCATTTGTATTAATAAGTCAGCAAAACCCATAATGCCCAAACCAATCTTTCGAGTTGCCTTTGTCATTTCTTCAATATCTGCGGTTGCATATTTATTAGCATCTATGACGTTATCTAAAAAGTGAACAGACTTTCTTGTTACCCACTCTAACCGATTCCAGTCTACCTTTTCGTCCCAACTATGAGAAGGACCATCAGCTTTTTGATAAAACTTAGCTAGGTTTATAGAACCTAAATTACAAGATTCATTACCTAACAATGGTTGTTCACCACAAGGGTTAGTAGCAATCATCTCTCCATATGTTTCAGTTACGTGGTTGTCTTTGTTTACTTGGTCTAAGAATATCATTCCGGGTTCACCATTTCTCCAAGCCCCATAAACTATTTTGTCAAATACTTCTCGGGCATTAAGTGAACCAGCAACTTCATTGGTTTTAGGATTAATTAAATTATAATCCATGTTGCCTTCTACAGCTTTCATGAAATTAGAATCAACCCCTACAGAAATATTAAAGTTGTGTATTTCACCCTCGACTTTTTTACAATCAATAAATTCTAATATATCAGGATGATAAATAGACATTACTGCCATGTTAGCACCATCCCTTTTTCCTCCTTGTGTAATCATAGATGACACCCTTGAAAGTGTCTTTAGTACTTCTATAGGACCACAAGCAATCCCATGAGTAGATTTAATTCTGTCCCCTTTAGGTCTTAATTTAGACAAAGCAAATCCTGTCCCACCGCCAAATTTTTGGACCATTGCTGCATCGTGTGCTGCTTTCATTATCCCCTCCATACTATCCTCTAAAGGCAATACAAAGCAGGCGGAAAGAGTTCCTTGTTCTGTACCAGCATTCATTAAAGTCGGAGAGTTAGGGACAAACTCTAAATTAGACATTATGTTATAAAATTCTTTCTCAGTTAATTGAGCATCTACAGGAAGTTTACCATACTGTATATCAATACTAGCAACAGCCGAAGCTACCCTAGAAAAAAGTTGAGACGAATTTTCAATTACATCTCCATCAGTATCCTTTAAATAATATCGGTGAGCTAAAATAACCTCTGCTTGGTCTGTGATTGTAGATTTATCTTCTGTGCGTGTTTCTATTTTATTTTCTAATATCATTTAATTTCTCCTGTAATAGTATTCTATTGTTGTCTAAAGTTGCAATACAAGCAAAGTCCTCTTTCCGGAACCCAAAAAGATGGGTTACAAACAGGGTCACCGCATTGCGGGTTTGGTGCAGAGCTAGCCCTTTCACTAGGGTTTACTGGTTGCATTTGTAATGGATTAACTTCGGAATCAGCACCCTTTCGTTCATTATCCATTTGCCTACGGCTCTCCGGGGTTTCCCCGGGACTAATTGCATTAAACCAGTCCGAAGCATTTCCTAAATCTACAAACTTATATGATGTATCATGTGCTGCCTGTAATGCCATTGCAATTGAAAAAAAAGCGTCCCCATGACCCATTGGAGTATCGGGAGCTTTCAATTCATTACTTACAGACAGAATCTGCTGCTTCTGTCTTTCATCTTTTATTAGTTTTAATATACCTGAATGAACAAAATTTTCAAAGACCGAAGCCATGGTATTTTTGCTTTTTTGTGAAAAATGCATAGGTCTCCATCTAGCGTCTAATCCACGGTCTTCTAATTCTCCTCTAGTGTTGTCTACATAACCCGAAGTCATATCAAAGTTGTCTGCCACTTCATTTAAATATTCTATCTGGTCAGAGTAACTCCAACCATCTAAAAAGGAAGAATGTATTTGCTCAATGTTTTCCCCACGCTTTTTAAATATTACTAAATGGGATGGGTGCTTTTTCTTTCCTACATCGTACCCACCAAAAACAAAATCTTCTGGCAATAAATCAGTATACTTTTTAGTAGCTGGTACAGAGCGTAAAAGGTCATCTTCACACTTTTCTATATCTTCAGCATCAAAATAAGACTCCGTAGCAAAATGCGGAATCAACATAAACTCCGAAGCAAAAGACTTAGGCCTAGCTTTTTGTTGTGCTAACAAGTACTTCTCACTCATTATTTCTGGAGCCAATACTCTTCTACCGGGCACTGGGTCTAGTGCTGGTAATACTCTAGCTTTGAATCGTTCATCATCTTGTAACTTAGCCAATATATCATTTGGCATCATAGGTGTCCCCACAACAATAACAGGAGCTTCTTTCAATGGTATGAACATAGACTCTGTCATAAAGTGGTCTTCTACCTTAGTTATTTGTCCCATGTTCAATGGGTTCTCTGGGTCTCTTAATACGTCATCAGCAACTAAAGCACCATTGACGTGCATACCTCGTTTGAAAGAAAACAAACCCCCATGCATAATTTCCATAGGTTTATTGTTCTTATAAAATCTAGCTGAGAAGTCAGCCTTCGGATTTCTATTAATCAACAGTTCCGGAATAATAGGGTTCCTTGCAATAGTTTTATTTATCTCAGCAATATGATATTTCGCCATACCATCACTATATGATAAGTAAAGTATGGACATATCTCTAGGAGCTTTCAACAATCTCCAAACACTAAAAGCATGCCCTAAAATAGTTGATTTAAAATGTCCTCTGGGTAATACCCCAACATAATTCAAACCTGTTTCTAAACATTCTTCAATATCTTCGGCAAGTAAACTTACATGCCAAGCTTTAAAATACTCTGGATTGTCATATGATTGAGCCCATATATTTTCAATAAACTCTCTAAAGCTTCCAACTTCATATCGTTTTTGTTCTAATAAACCATCGGAAAGCATATCAAACGCCCCACCGACACTAATAATGTCTTTAGCCATTTCTATATGTCCCTATGTTTTTGCTCGATAGTTTTAAGTTTTACACCAATTCTCTGTAGAGTGTCTTGGTCTGATATTTCCTCGATTAAAACAGTCATTATATCTTGAACAAACTCTAGGTTTATCATACCTTGAAGTACTTCTCTTTGTCCTTTTATACCTATGTCGGCAGCCCTAGCTGCATCTAAAGCCCTATCATAATGCAATTCACTCATTTCTCTAACAGCTTTATTAGCCATTTCTGTATAGCCATCTAACTGTTCGGCTTGTAACCTAGTAAATCTTTGACCTTCTGATTCTGCTAGCTTTGTTTGTGTGTCTGCTATTGCAACAGCTTTTTGTTCACTCCATCTGTCTTTTTTAGCCCACATATAAATAGTAGGCGGAGCAACTTTGTGTTCTTCAGTAGAAACTTCTTCAGCTATTTCTTTAGCTGTTTTGTCCCCTCGAAGAAAAAGTTCCATTGCTTTTAGTTTTATTTCATCTGGTATATGTTTAGGCATAATTAGTCTTTAAGATTGTCATATATACTGTTGTCATCCATCATTCCATACCCAGAATCAGATACATGTTGGGAATCTATGTTACCCCCTAATGGACTTCCATCTGAATTTAGGAATTGAGAAAAATCCCAGTATCCTGTTTTATCTGTGTGAGCTGTATAACAACTTGGAAATTTTATTTTTGAACCATGCGGTAATTTTATAGCATCGTATTGCATACCTATCTCTCCCCTAGTACATATCCCAGCCCATATATGTTCTTGTTCTGCAATAGGTGTATAATTAGTTCTTTTCAATAAAGTACCTGTAGTTCTTTGTAAATCTTTTACTTGTTGATTACTTCCACAGTCTGTAAATTTACACCAAACAACAGTACCATATTTCTTTTTTACATCTTCTATAGTAGGAAGCTTCTTAGGAAACTTATCTTTATATTCCCTCTTAGGTCCTTCCTTCTTTCCGGGAAAGAACATTTGAAAACCTCTAACTACCTTGGTTAATCCACCGGCTAAACTCATACTAGAACCTCCTCTTGTTCCATAATGCTAGACATGCTGCGTCTGCATAATCTTGTTCGGGGAATTTGTCTCCCCACTTTTCTGTTGCATATTTCATTATATCTTCTTTCTTGGCGTTTCCTTTTCCTACAGTTGCTTTTTTCCATGTGCCATGCGGAACAAACGAAGTATCAATATCTGAATCAATTAAGAAAGCCCAAACAGCCCCAACTACTCGAGAAAGTTTGGTGTAATTATTAGAACGCCCCAACATAACTGGAGCAGCATCTTCTAAAGCTGCATACTTTATATCAATATCTTCAAGACCGATTTTAAAATTATTAACTAATTCTGGAAACCTGTCTGTATATTCCGCTTTTCTATCACATTCCCATTTATACATTTCTGTAATTTCTTCCTTATCATTTATAATTACAGCATGGATAGCAAATGAGGATGTGTCTAATCCCATAAATTCCATACTATATTATACTAAAAATTAAATACTTTCTGCCCGTTTAGTTCGTAAAGTTACAACCCTACTAACTGTTTGATAGGCAGTTGTATAAGTATTTAACAACCCTTGAAACCTTTTTAGCTCAACGGTTTGGTCAATTATATCTTTTTTCTGTTCCCTTAATTCATCAAATCGAGTCATTACTTCACCTCTTAACTCTTCTCTAGTAGGCTTTTTAGTCCCTGACTCTTCATATTCTTTAGCTACTTGATGTAAAGCTGTATTATATCCTTCATTAAAAGCCGCTTCTAAAGCCCCAACCACAGATTCTATATCTGCAAGTTTAGTTTCCAAAGATGCTTTGTATCCACCATAAATAACTAAAAACTTTTCTAACTCATTATCAGGATAACTTGCCAGCTCCCCGAATAATAAATCATGTTCTTTCGGTAAATTTGGGTCAAAAATAGGTATACCAAAAGATTCTACACTTTTTTTAGCTCTTGAAATAGCTTTTATAGGAGTCCAAGGGGTTTCTCTTTGTTGCATTATCCAGCCCCAACCTTTCTACAAGCACACCACGAATTACCAGTACAATCAGTAGGTCTCGCTAACATATCTTGAATTTTAAAACATCTGTTTAAAATCTCATTCCATTTTTCAATATCTCTTTCAATTACAAATGTTTTTATTTTCTGGTCATTTTTATTTTCATAAAAAACAGTTCCTTGATTATAGTCCCCAATATTTAAATAGATTTGCAATTGTATTTCGTGTTCTGGTTTTGGGGCTTTTAGTTTATAAAACCCTGAAGTATTTATAGATTTTAATTCTATAGGATGTTCTCCATAATTATAGTGTTGAATCAAAAAGTCAATCCTACCTGAAATAGGTGGAATATCTTGTTTTACAGCAACTTCTCGGTCAATCAATAAATTCATTTCTTCTAACCATCTGTCTACTCGGTCTTCTAAGAAGCTACCATTTTGAAATATTCTTTGTAAGTTAGGAGACAAAGTCTGACTAACCATTTTGCCGTTATAGCACAACCACAAGTATCTATCACAAGGGTTTCCTAATGCAGATGGATAAAAAACACCTTCTCTAGGAGCGTCCATTACGCCTTCTAAGTGCTCATCTATTTGATTTATCAACCAAGTATCTTCAGTAAATAAACTTTTTTTTACTTTCTTTTTTACGGGTCTAATTTGGTTAATTCCTGCCATAATGATTCCCTTATTTTTTCTAACGTAGTTTCTTTTATATGTATAATATACTCAATATCTTCAAGAGATAGTAAGTCTTTGTCCCTCTTTCTGTCCCTTTTTGATAGATGTCCATACACCCCATCTGCTTCAACAGCCATTTTTATTTCCGGTATATAAAAATCTATTATGTAAGGATGATAATATGCTTGTTGTTCGTAACGTAAACCAAACTCGTCTAAACATCTAGCAATTATCTGCTCTTGCTCTGTATAGTCTCTAGGAGGTAAGTTCATCTTTCAATTTTGTAAATAACTTATCATCCTCTATAAACTTTTCTTTTATCCCATTTAACCCCATAGCTTTAATATCACCATAAGTATACCAAGCCCCAGCTTGAGTAATTAGTTTCTGGTCAATTGCATCTCTAATATAACTTTCAAGAACATCAATACCACCAGCTACTCTAAATGGTACAATAGCAGAAGACCAATTCTCACCGCCAGTTTTTGTTTTTCGTAATCTAATACTCATATCAAAACCAACATTCTGGTCGTTCTCTTTTATCCAACCTTTTCTTTGTACTTGTAGAATAGAATGGGCAAAATATGCTTGCCCTTGCCCTGCAGGCATATTGTCTAATGCTACAGGCCCCATACTAGCACGTACTTGGTTTATAGCTACAAATGCTGAACCATGTTGCAAATATGGAAAAAGTTTTGGGAAGGAACTATTTACAAATCTTGCTTGCCAAGCCATAGGGCTATGAGCAAAATCTCCTTTAGCAACTTCTTCTGAAATTGCGGATGGGATTAAACCAGCAATACTATCAAGCACAATAACTTCAAACCCTTCTACCATTGCCTCTCTAACATGCTCTAAAGCTTCTTCACCAGTAGTAGGCTGAGAAACTAATATCTTAGCATTATCTACCCCACATCTTTCCATCCAGTCTTTATCGTAAGATAATTCAGTATCTACCCATACAGCTTTACCACCCATTTTTTGAGCATTAGCTACTATTTGAGATGCTAAATAAGACTTCCCTACATTTGTTGGACCATATATAAGAGTCATTTTTTTGAATGGGATACCCCCACCAGTAAGCTTATCTAAAGCCGGAATATCAAAAGGTATTCTATTATTGATAAATGTATCACTATCCCCTCTAATAAACTTCAAAGATTTCTTTTTTAACAGTTTTTCTATTGCTTCTTCAGCACTATTTTCCATTCTTCATTCTCCTTCTTATTGCTTCAGCCCATGCAAAATAAGTAGCACAGGTCTGAACAATTTCAATAAATAATTTGGTATCACTATAACCAAAAATTTCTTCGGTTACCTTACCATGTTTTTGTGTCAGTAATAGATTCCACCAAGAATCATCATGGTTTTGTTCGCCAAAAGATGCGTCTTGGCGTTCACGTTCAGCTAAAACAGCTTCAAGGACAAGGGCTCTTTCAGAGGAATTATTCACCGTCATCTAACATATCCTCTATTTGAGCATCTACCTTTCCTTTTATAAATTCCCACACAACATCAGCTACTTTTTTAGAATCTTCTAACTGTGGTTCTATTGGAATTTCTGTATCTATTTGGTCTACAGTCAAATCTACTCTACCATATTGATTTTGGTCTAGTGGACCTACTCTAAATGTAAACCCTAAATGGGCACTAACTTTTGGCATCATCTTCTCCTTTGTCATTAAAATGCAATAGTAACATTGCATAGTGTATTATTTTTAGTATATCTTTTCTGGGGGTTCCTTTTTTATCATATCTTGAAGCGTACTTTAGAATATTCCCCCTACAGAATGCTTTAGCGTCCCCACAAGCTTCTATAAAGTCTAAAGTCTGCACTTCGCCTTCGCTATAATGTTCATCATATGTATTGTTTACATACTGAGATATTTCTTCTAAAATTTTATCTTCGTTATATTTAGACATTGTATATTTATTCTAGCAGTTTTTTAGCCCCAGTCAATGTAGTGTCCCAATCTAGTAAAGTGATATATTTCTTCTAATTGTTTTCTGGAACGGAAGGGTATAATGGTCTCAAAGTTCCAAAAAGTTGTTTTAGTTCTTTTTTTTCTAAGGTTTGGGTCTCCTATACCATTATCCCACTGAAAAGCATTTAAATTGTCTACAGTAGCAACTCCTAACACTTTTACATGTGTTGGGAAAACAATAGCAATTATTTCGGGAATCTTTGATTCTTTAAAAATAACCGGAAAATATGGAGGTGTAACCCCTTTTACTCCCATCTTCATGCCTAATGACTTTAAATCCGGATGGTTGTGCTCAGATGTATCACTAATAGTATCATCAGTGTAAGTCTCTTGAATAATTTGTTCCACCGCTAATTCAGCTTTTTTTCCAGTGTCTGTTCTTTTC